GATCTATACGGTGGAGACGGAGGACGGCGATCTTCTGAGCCTGGGGCCGGAGGAGCTGGCGAATTACGCAGCACAACAGCGGAAGGGCGGCGCAGAAACCGAGAGCTGACGCAGCAGCGCCGAGAGATCGCGTGGCAGCAGCCGCTCACCAGCGCGGCGGCACTGGGCGTGCAGGGCGGCACAAGCGACGAGACGCTGCACGTGCTGCCCGAGGAGAGCTGGGATGACGAGCTGCGCAGCTTTTCAGACTGGGCGCGCGGCAAGGGCGTGAAGCGCGTGACGATGGTGACGGGCCTTTTGCAGGTCGAGACCGAGAACGGGCCGATCGGCGTGCGCGGCATCATCAACCGCGAGAGCGGCGAAATGGTGCTGCGCGTGGACGGCGAGAAGCGCACGGCGTCGGAGATCGGCAGACACGAGGTCGGCCATCTCATCACGGAGGAAGAGAACGTGCGCGCCTTCATGGAGGCGGTGCGCGGCGGCGCGGACTGGCGCGGCATCTATGAGGTCTATGAGCGCTGCTATGAGCCGCTGACGAACAGCTATGTCGGTATGACGGCGGAAGAGCGAGAGCTTTACGTGTGGGAAGAGATCATGGAGGACGCCTACGCGGGCATTGACAGCTATGGTCAGAGGGCGAGCCGCTATCACGAGCAGGCGGTCAGCGCGATCGAACGCGCGGCGGAAGCGGCGGAACATCCGGCGAGCGAGCCGGAGGGCCTGACGCTGCGCGCGGTGGACGAGGTGAAGAGCAGAGGGCCGCCTGAGAAATACAGCGTGCTCGAAGAGGTCGAAGGCGAAAACGGCACGTATGGCAAGGGCGTCATGCTCGACACCGACCTTTTTGACGGAATCCGCCCGAGAGACTGGGGCAAGGTGCTCGGCCGGTACGTCTACAACAATATGGCCGGAATGGAGCTGGCGGCATACGACGCGGCCGGAAAGCCCGAAACGATCTATCTTGCCCGCACAAATGACCGCGTGCAGAAAGACGGCGCGAAAAACAGCCGCAAGGTCATCGACAAGCTGGCGAGAAGCACGGGCGACAATATCCGCAGCCTTGCGGTCGTCCACCTGGACGAAGCGCTTACGACATCCAGATATGAAAATTCCACCGATGAACACAATCATCAGTGGATGGACGAAAACGGGTGGGAACACAGAAAGACATATCTGCAAGACCGATCCGGCAATATTTACGAGGCAACGCTGAACATCGCAGACGGACGGGACCGCAAGATCCTGTACGACATCAATAATATTCGGCTGATCGACAAAGCAAAAAGCCCCGGTGAGCATACCGCTGCTGGCGATAGCCAGCGCTCCCGTTATCGGGAGACAACGGCGGGTGGTGCTCGATCCGAGGCAAAAGCCGGAGAAATTACCGGCGGCGCCGTGCCCTCAGCCGTTACCGGAGGGGCTCGCTCAACATCACGCAATTTCTCCGAAAAGAGAATAGCAGATGCAAGCGAAAATGTCAAGTCGCCGACGCTGGGTGACGAGATCAGGCGGCAGATCATGGGCGAAGAGGCCCCAACCACTGCTTCGAGCAATAAAGCTCTCGGCGATAAACATGAGACCTCTTCGGATGGTAATGTATCAGGCGACAACGAGGATGTCAAGCCGAAGACGCGGTATTCCGTAGAGGACGAAACCGACAGCGTGGGCCGCGAGTTGACTGTGCAGCAGCAGGAATACTTCAAGGACAGCGAAGTACGCGACGAAGACGGGCGGCTGATCCCTGTATACCACGGCAGTCAGGCGCAATTTACAGAATTCTCGGCGGACTTTATGAGCATGCACGGGAGCATGGAAGGTCAAGGCTTCTATTTCACCGACAACCGCAGCATGGCTGAGGGCTACGAGCGCGACGGCGGGCAGCTGCTGGAAGGCTACCTGAATATCTCAAAGCCGCTGTCGGACAGCGAAGTGACGATGACGAAGGCGGAGCTCAAAAAGCTGCTCAAAGAGGTCGACCCGACCGGCGACGACGTGGTCATCAACTATGACCCGACGGGCGGCATGGGCTATCCGTCGAAAGCGTGGTACAACCGAGCGCTCGCCGCGACGGTGGAGCAGATTTACAGCACCAGCGATTCCGATTCCGAGATCCTTGCAGACGTCGCCAACAGCGGCGCGGGAGCGGGCGCGACCACGAAAGCCGCGCGCAAAGCGCTCGGCTATGACGGGTACATCGTCAAGGGCAAGTATGATGATGCGACGGTCTATGTCGCATTCGAGAGCAACCAGTTCAAGAACGCAGACAATAAAACGCCGACAGTGGATCAGGACATCCGCTTTTCGGCGGAAGACGAGGACGGCGGCGAGTGGAACAAGGAGCTGGCGCGGATGCCGCGCAGCGTGCAGGAGGCTGTGCAGCGCGTGAAGGATGAGCGCAGCAAGAAGCCGAACGTGCAGGAATTCCCGAATCTGGACGCCTATCTTTCCGGCAGGAGCGCGCAGCAGGCGGCGGAGAAGGCTGAGCGGCTGCGCGACAGGGGCAAGGACGAATTCGAGGGCACGGAAGCGCTCAAAAAGCTGGGCGTGAAGATCGAGAACAGCGCGGGCGATTACAGCAACGTTGAGCAGCTTATCGCGAACGACCGCGCGGCAAAGACGATCCAGCGTGAGACGCGCAAGGCCATTAAGCGCCTGGGCGCGACGCCGAAGGAGCAGAATTTCGCGCTGAACATCGCGTCCGGCCTGTACGACGAGGCGGATATCCCGGCGACAATGAACCGCGGCAAGGTGGTAGAGCTGGCCGACTATTACAGCGCCGAGCAATCCATGTCGACCGACTTCATCCGGCAGCGCCGCGCGGAGATCAACGAAAATTTGCAGGAGAAGATGAAAGACCTCTTCGACGAGCATTTCGACGGCGAATTTGCCAAGGAGAGAAGCGGCAAGGGCATCGCGCCGGAGAGCGGGTTCGCCCTATATCACCGCACGCCGCAGCGCAGCATGCGCGCGATCTTCGGCTGGAAGCGCGGGGGAAAGATCAACGAGGCGATCTTCGAGCCGGTCTACGTGAACGAGCAGGAGCGCAAGCGTTTTGTCAACCGGATGCACGACGAAGTGCGCACTTTCAAGGGCGAGGACGGCAAGGAGGCGGCGCTGACGCAGCGAGAGCGGGCGCTGGCACAACTCTCCATCGAGGGCAAGGCCGTCGAAGAGATGGTCGGCAAGAGCGAGATCAAGCAGCAGATCATCCACGCGGCGGAAAACCTGCTCGACGGCGCGGAAATGAAAGACGCGGCGCAGGAATTCGGCCTGCACGGCAGGGAGGAGCGCGAGCTGGCGCAGCGCTACGCGGATTGGCTCGAGACGAAGAGAGAGCTCGACAGCGGCGAGGTTGACCGCGCGAGGGTCGAGAACGCGGCGGCGAAATACAGCGGGCTCTACAACGAATTCTATGCCGCAATCAACGACTTCCTTGTGGCGCACGGGTACGAGCCTATCGGCTTTATCAAGGGCTACGCGCCGCACTTCCAGCCGGAGGCGGAGAGCGGCAAGCTCGAGCGGGCGCTCAAGGCCATCGGCGTCGATATTGGCGCCGAGGTCGGAAAACTGCCTGCGAGCATTGCGGGCCTAACGAAGGAATTCAAGCCGAACAAGCGGTACAATCCGTTCTTCCAGCACCGAAACGGCAAGAGCACGGACTATGACATTCAGAAGGGCTTCGAGAAGTACGTTGACTATCTGAGCGACATCCTCTACCACACGGACGATATCATGCGGGTGCGCGCAGCGTCGAAATACTTCCGCAAGAAGTATGCGCCGGATGAGATCGGCGCGCAGATCCAGCAGGCGGAAGACCTGAAATTCGCAACGCCGGAGGAGAAAGAGCTGTTCCTGAAAACGAATGGCATCATCGACAGCAGCGCAAAAATGAGCTATCAGGCCATGAACCAGGCGATGGAGAAGTACACCGACAGTCTGTTCGATGACGTGGCGCAGACGACGAAATACGGCGATCTTGTCATATGGCTGGACGACTACGCAAACAAGCTGGCGGGCAAGCAGCTGTTCAACGACCGCAGCATGGAGCGCGAGGTCGGGCGCATGTCACTGAACGTGGGGCGCAAGCTCGTGAGCACGTTCGCCCGCGCGAATGTGGCGGGGAACCTCTCGTCGGCACTGAACCAGACGGCGCAGCTGCCGATGATCGCGGGCGAGCTGGGACCGAAGTACGTCGCTGAGGCCATCGGCGACATCATCAAGGGCGAGACGAAGGGCGACTTTGCTGACAAGAGCGACTTTTTGACCGAGAAGAACGGCATTGACTACCTGACGAGCACGAAGGGAGACAAGTTCACGACGGCGCTGTTCTGGCCGCTCGAGCGGATGGACTATCTCGTCAGCTCGATCGCGGTGCGCGGCAAGTACCGCAAGGAGCTCGCCGAGGGCAAGAGCGAGAAGGACGCGCTGCGCGCGGCGGACCGCTGGGGCCGCGACATGATGGGCTCGCGCTCGAAAGGCACGGCGCCGCTGACATTCCAGTCAAAGACCGTTATTGCACAGATGGTGAACCTGTTCCAGGTGGAAGCACTGAACAGCTGGGAGCACGTGACGCAGGATCTCTTCGGGCCGGGGCTGCGCGAGATGGAGGAGAAGCTGGGCAAGAAGGAAGCCTCGCGGCGGCTGGCGGGCATCATCGTCGGCACGCTGCTCGGCGCGTTCATTCTGAACCGCGTGGACGAGGAGCTGTACGGCGGCACACCGGCGCAGTTTGACGTGCTGGGCCTGCTGACGGGCTTTTTAGCGTCCGGCAACGGACTGAGCACCAACGAGCAGCTGGGCGCGTGGGTCGACGACGTGTGGCAGAAGATGACCGGCGAGCGCCTGTTCGGCACGGACGAGGACGCAGGCAACGACAAATTCAACCTTGCGGCGGCGGCCGAGGACACGATCTACAACGTCAGCAACGACATCCCGTATGCGCGCAATGTAGCAGGCATTTTCGGCGTTGGCGACCAGACGCTGCCGATGCCGGATCTATGGGGCACAGCAACGGGAATCGGCAGCGCCGTTTCGGACGCCGTGTCCGGCGACACTGAGGGATTCGGCAGCGAGATCATGCGGCAGCTCATGGGCATTGCGGGCGACACGCTACCCGGCGGTCGGCAGCTTGAGAAGACAGCGCAGGGCGCGGAGACGCTGGCACGCGGCGGCATGTACAAGGGCAGCGGAGACAATGAGCGGCTGCAATATGCCGTCAATCCCGATTTTTCGACCGTCCTGCAAGCGATGCTGTTCGGCAGAAACGCACTGAGCGAGGCGCGTGACTTCTATGCAGCAAACGACGGCGGGTTGAGCGCGTCGCAGACGCGGACCTATCAGGAGCTCGTCGACATGGGCGCGGACCGCGAGGTCGTCTACAACGCGATCCAGAAGTGGCGCAAGATCGACAAGGACGACAGCCTGACCGATGGCGAGCGCGAGGCGGCGCAGTATGAGCTCGTCCGCAAGCTCAAGCTGACGAATGAGCAGAAGGAGCGGCTGCACGACGACCTGTCCCGCTCGTCGAGAAGCTACGCGGCGGCGCAGGAGGCGCAGAAGCAGGGCATCAGCGCCGAGGCCTACGCCAAGTACAAGGACGCGACGGCTGATCTGACCGCCGACAAGGATGAGAACGGCAAGGCCATCAACGGCAGCAAGAAGGCGAAGGTGCTGGACGCAATCAACAAGATGCAGTTGAACAAGAAGCAAAAGGACTGGCTGTATCTTGACGCGGGGTACAGCGAGAAGGACATTGGAAAGGCACCGTGGAATAGCTGAGAGCAAAGCAACACCCCAAGCTGGGAGGCTCGGGGTGTTGCCTTATGTGCGTCAGATGTAACGGTTTTCGATGTCTGCAAGCGGGCCGATATCGCGCTCATCATCCTCGAGCGGGAAGTCGAAGCTCATGCAGTTCATAGCTCGGTTGACTTCATTAAATGCCGTTTCACGAGAATCCGAATCAACGAGGGCGGCGCGAACATTTTTCTCGACGACGGTGTAGCGGCGGCGCAGCTCGCGGATATCGGCCTCGTGAAGTTTAGAAATGCGGCTGCGGTGCAGGTTCTCAATCAGGCCGAGCAGCAGCGTCACAATGATGCCGAGGAAGTAGAAGAGGTACATCACCCAGCAGAACACAGTGCGCAGGCGAGGGTGAGTATCCGCGTCCTCACACTTGAGGACGGCGTAGTGCAAAAGACGGGCAATCATGTACGAGAGAACGGAAAGACCCAAAAATTCGATACGACTCATAATGCCTCCTTGCGGTCACCAACAGTATGGGCACTTGGAATAGCCGAGGTACTGGCAATATTCGATGTTGTGAGCCCAGTACTCATCAGCAACTTGATATACAGGGCAATCATAGTGGTGGTAATACGAGGAGCCCTCAACAATAAAACCGATGCTGTCATAAAGAAAAGCCGCGTCAATCGAGAAGTTTTCAAGCCGCTCATGCTGCTCTGAAAGAGCGGAATACATACCCTCGGCTTTCTCGGCTCGCTCCCTGTACTTTGTAATCGCCTCGTTTTTCTGCTGCAACTTATTATTCAGCGCACGAATTTCTTCTGCGGCATCGGCGGATTCGTTTGACCGCATGATCGCCTGGCCGATGTTGCCGACAACACTGGCAAGTAAAAGAACCGAAACAATCAGAAGTGGCATAGAAAGTTTTGCCTTTTTCGGCACGGGCGGGAGAACGGAAAGCTCACGGGAAGGCTCGAGAGAAGGCGCGGGCGGCTCTTGCCCGGAAACGGCAGCAGAAGAATTAGGAGCGGGGGAGAAGAGACGCCTGCGCTTCGAGAAGTAGATGAAGTTAACGATCAAATACGCCGAAGAAGTGACTATGCTTACGAGGAGTTGCGCCAACAACTCGGAATAGATCAGGCTGTTCACCGATCCATAGATAAGAAGGGAGACATTAAAGAAAACTTGAAAGCCATGAAGACAGTAGGCCAGAATGACACCGACCCATAGCATTTGGTTCAAAGTAATTACAATAATGAAGCAGAGGGAAACGCAGATCAGCGAGTATAGCGCATCAGCCAGTGCGTAGGGATATATCGCAGAAGACGGGTCGAGTGCGGCAAATTGAGAGAAGCATCTAATAATGCCGATGAGCACACTGAGAAGGTAGGCGAAGCGCGCGAGGAATTTATAGTAACGCATGGGAGCGCTCGCCTCGTCAGTATAGACAGGCTCGATCAACGGTTTTCTCGGGCGGCGCCGGCCTGAGTTGGACGGGAAAGCTGCGCCGCAGTCGCAGACGGCCTGAGAGGCGGGGACGAGCAGCCCGCAGGACGGACATGCCTTGAATTGCCGCTCAATGGAGACGCCGGAGAAATGGTAGCCGCAGTCGCACTTTGTCTGAAAGTACGGAGAAATTCTGTGGCACTCGGGGCACTCGTGGTAGCGCTTGACTTTCACAAAGATCCCTCTTTCGTTTTTATTTCGGCGGGAGTATAGGAACACCATATAGGAATTTTTGCGGTTTGTCAAATGCGGACCATGAAGCATAACAAATAAACGCACGGAACGAAGCGGGAGAAGCTGATACTAACGGTCTAAAACTGTGCGTTATGACAGATTAGAAAAAAGACCGAAAAACGAGGAAAACGAAAGGATTATAACGGCAAATGTGAGAACTATATTACGGCCGAGCGGGGAGGTTTACTAGAGGAGTAACGGATAAAACCGCGCGAGCATTGATTTTGCAAGTCTCACGCGGTTTTCTTGTTACTAATTTGTTACTAACGTGTTACTAACGGATTAAAACTGTACATTCGGTCATAGGCAAAGAGGATGAATATCAGGCCACTTTACGGATGGCAGCGCAGAGGACGGCAATCGTCTCATGCGTATAGTGAGCGGTGATATCATTGCGGGTAGAATGGCCCATGAGCCACTTGATCGTGAGCTCGTCGACGTTGGCCGCGTGCAGCAGCGTGGCGAAGGTGTGACGGCACCAGTGCGGCGTCGCCTGCGAGGCGTCGATCTTTGCCATAACTGCGGCGAAACGCTCGCGGTAGCAGACTGCGGAAAGGGGCGCGCCGTCATTATCGCAAAAAATCGTGTCGCCATTACGGGCAAGCCAGCGGTCGACATAGGGGCGAATCTTCGGGTGGATAGGAACGATGCGATTTCGCCCGGCCTCGGTCTTCAAGCCGCCTTGCAGGTAGCCGCCGTCCTCCGAGTGATAGGAAAAGCGGGTGAGCGTCAGAAACTCAGTGATGCGGAAGCCGGTATAGCAGAGGATCAAGGCAGTGTCCGCCCAGGGCTCGCCGGCGGCGGCGAGCTTTTCCAAATTCTTGAGTTGAATGTCGGTCAGAGCGCCGCGCGGTTTCTTTGGGTCGACGGAGGGAATGTCGAGATACTGCGAGTAGTCCTTGCCGAGGATATCGCGCTCCATCGCATAAGAGCACAGCTTCTTGATGAGGGCGGAGGCGTTTTTGATTGAGCTTTGAGAGTAACCGGCCGCCTCGCGTTCGTCGAGAAGCTGCTGCCAGTCATCCAGAGTGATGGAGCGAATCTTCCGGTCCGCATACCGGTTGACGCACTTGTTCCACGCAGCGCTGTGGCCGCGAATGTTGCTGTCATTGAATTTAGAATAAGCGCGGCCGGACCACCCGTCATAGACCTGCTGCAAGGTGGCGTTCATGCGGTCGGCGGTGGGAGCCTTGCCCTCAAGGCGGTTACGATTGTACTCGTCAAGCGCGGCTTGGGCGTCGGCGGCTTTTTCATGGTAGGAAAGGGCACGCTGGATGACATGTCCGTATTCATCGCGCGCGGAGACGCGGACCATATAGGGGCGGCGGCGATTGCCGGATAGCTTGACGATCGAGCCGCTGCCGTTTGCACGTTTCATATAGCAGCACCTCCTTGCTGGGGAATATTACAGGTGGAACGGCGGGGCGGAATAGTATATACTGTTCCACGGCGCCAAATACAATCATCGGGAGCTTTCGAGAGGAAAGAGAGGCTTTTATGCCAGACCGATTCGATTACGAGATCCTTGCCAAGTTCCGCGAACTTACCCCTGAGAACCAGGAAGTCATCCTTGCTTACTTAGCAGAAGTTCTATCTGAGCCAGCAGCATCTTCTTCTGATCGTCGGTAAGCTGGCGAACCAATTCCATCAAGCGCGCTTCCAATGGGGAAAGGCCGTCGACCTTCGGGTCGGCGGTCTTTTCTGTTTCATCATACCCGAGCAGATACGCCGGAGACGTGCGGAGCGCGACGGCGAGCTTCGCGATTTTATCCCTGCGCATATTAGCAATGTCGCCGGTCTCCCATTTGCGAACGGTGCTCTTACCGACGCCGACAATGTTGCCGACCTCTTCCAAAGTCAGGCCGAGCTCTTCCCGGCGCTGCTTGATTTTATCTTTCATTTCCATAGGGTATCACCTCACTTTTCGATGATAATAACATAAAGGTGTCATTTATGCAACATAAAAGTATCGTAAAAGACAAAAATAATTCTTGACATTCAAAAATGATATGATAATATAGTGTCGTAAAGGACACTTGCAAAGGAGGTGAACATCGTGAACTCGAAGGCATTGTATGACGCTATGAAGGCAAAAGGAATCCAGGTCGGGAAAATGTGCGAGCTCTTGAACATGAGCAGAAGTGCATTTTACAGAAAGACGAGAGGCAAGTCCGAATTTACGCTGGGCGAGATCCAGAAAATTTGCGAGGTGCTGAACCTGTCTTCACCGATCGGGATTTTTTTTGCTCAAGCGGTGTCCTAAAAGACACTTGCAAATAAAAGAAAACCGCTGCGGAGCTGACGCAGCAGTTTTCTTCGGCGTTGGGCTTCACATTGCGGAAAGCTTATCCGCGAGCACGCGAATAAAATCAGCGACGTCTTTCGCACTTTCGTCGCTGGGGTAGAAATTCGCGCAGGCGGGGTTAGCGAGCACGACCTTTGCGATTTCGACGGCGTGCTCTAATGCCTGATCTCTTGTGTACGTCATTGTCTCACCTCCTTTCGCAATAGATACGGCGGGGGGGCGATGAGCGGCAACATATTCAGCAGGGCACAATTTATTCTATCAAAAATTTGTCTTTTTTGCAACACAAACAGCGAAGAGGTGAGAAAAACGCCAATTAACTCAAAGAAGATCAAGGAAAGGATCAAAGAATTGGGGTTGACGCAGGGCGACGCGGCAAAAGCGCTTGGCCTTGCGCGGCCAACAGTAAGCCAGAAAATCAACAACGTCCGCTCCATGTCAGTTGACGAGGCGGAAAAACTCGCGGAACTACTCAAAACCGGAGACCGGGATTTCTGCATCTATTTTTGCACGGGATTGAAGGAAGGAGACCAATATGAACAAGATCAAAAAAGTAGAGCTGCGGCAGTTGGCGGTGAGAAACCCTGTCGCGGCGGAACTGGCAAAAACCATGGTTGAAACCGCCGCAAAGGTGGGCGCCAACGCCAATGAGTTGGATATCGCATGCGAGCTGGCGCGCGAAGTATACCGAGACGCGCGCGACAACTCGGCGGAACGGCTCAGCGGGTACAAGCACAAAGCGCTCGCAATTCTGGACGAGATCACGTGAAAGGAGCGTGAAGGGAATGCAGAGCGATAAAAACATCCCGCCCGATGTGCAGATCGAGCGGGACGTCGTAACGATCCGGTGCGGAGAGCGCGAGACCGTGGTGACAAAGGACGGAATCAGGATCAGGGAGCGATAGAAATGTGGATAAACGCAATACGCGCCGTTGCCGCGCTGGTTTGCGCAGGGACGGCGATACGCCACATGATCAAGGCGTCTGAAACCGAGGAAAAGATCAGACAGCTACGAGAACAGGCGGCCTATCGCGCGAAGCACAGACCGGACAGATTCGACAGCGTCGGGGAAGCCGCTGAGGCAGGTGATGATGGCGGCGGCAAGGCCGAGAACGACAGCTATTTCGGCGAGCTTGTCTTTCTTCTCTGGACGTGGCAGCGGCACATCGTCTGGATGATCTGGTTCTGGGTCCTCGCCATCCGGAGTGACAGCCTGATCGGCTGATGGGAACAGCCGACCGGCAGTGTCGAGCAGCTCCGGCGGGACGCCATGAGTGAGGAGAATATCGCGGCGCTCAAAGTCAGAACGGGCGTTGAGCCAATCCTCCCAGATGTCAGGCTCCCGTGACGGGGGAAATTCGGACGGGCGGTCCATACAAAAACCTCCTTTCGCCGCCAGTATAGCACGGCGGCGGGGCGGGGGCAAGAAGCATGAAAGGAGAAACGGTATGCCGAGAAGAGTGACGGCGGATGTGCCGAGTGAGGGCGACATCCTGCGCTATAACAACGTGCCGGTGGAGCTGGCGGCGAAGTTCATCGGGTGGTCGGACGTGACGATCCGATACGCATTGCAGGAAGAACGCGCGCCGTTCGGCATTGCGGCGCAGAATCCCAAGACGGGCACATGGGCCTACAACATCAGCCCAGGGCTGCTTATCAAGTATAAGAACGGGGAGCTGCAAGCCTACAAGCTCAAGGACCTGTCGCAAATGCTGGCCGACCACGCGGAGCGGATCATCGAGACGCGCGTGGGCACGGTGAGCCAGGCAATCGGAAAAATTTTAGGAGGATGCACGACATGAAGAAAAAACGCACGAGAGAAGAGGCACGGCTGCGCTGCGCGGCGGCACTGCTGCGGTTTGCGGTGCTGATGTGGATCGCGGTATTGCTGCTGTGCCTGTTAGAGCCGGGATGCCTGGCGATGGACGTGGCCGCAGCCGCGGCGGCGGAGACCGACCCGGCGGTCACATGGCTGGCGGCGGTGGGCGCTGCGTGGCTGACGTGGCGCGCCATGGTGCTCGTCCTGAAGCTGGACGAGCCGAGGAGAAAGAGAGCACGCCGCAGATGATGAAGGACAAGCGATTCATTGCGCCGCAGACGCGGCCGACGCTGTGCTGGTCGTGCGCGCGGGCGTGCGGCGGCTGCTCGTGGACGGCGCGGGACCCAAAGACGCACGCGGTCCGCTTCGAGCCCGTGGAGGGCTGGGAGGCGGAGAAAACGACGATCAACGGCTCGAAAAGCGAGCACGGCGAGAAGTGCTACCGCTACACGACCGACAGCTACCGCGTTGTGCGCTGCCCGCTGTACGCGCCGGACCGGCGCACGAGAGCGAAAAGCGCCATGCCGGAATGGGCCATGCAGGCCGCGAACGCATGAAAAAGGCGGCTGACCGATGGGACCGGTCAACCGCCGCGAAGAAAAACACACATGAAAGGAGATTTTCTTCCCCGCCATTATAGCATGCGGCGGGGAAGAAGCGCAAGGGAAATGAAGCACCTCGGCGATATCACAAAGATCAACGGCGCGGAGATCGAGCCGGTGGACGTCATCACGGGCGGCTCACCGTGTCAGGACTTGAGCGTCGCGGGTAAACGTGCCGGCCTTGCTGGTGCGAGAAGCGGCCTCTTCATGGAGCAGGTTCGCATCGTAAAGGAGATGAGGGAACATGACAGAGCGCACGGACGGACAGGCGACATGGTCCGACCTCGGTATATGGTTTGGGAAAACGTCCCCGGAGCTTTTAGCTCAAACGGAGGGCGAGACTTCGCGGCAGTCCTCGAAGAGATCATCCGCATCGTCGAGCCGGAAGCCCCCGATATTGAAGTGCCTGAAAAGGGATGGCCGACCTGGGGGGGCTACCACGACTGCATGGGCGGACGATGGAGCGTGGCTTGGCGAGTGCATGACGCGCAATGCTGGGGAGTCCCCCAACGCCGCCGTCGAATCTCGATTGTCGCAGATTTTGGAGGAGACACCGCAGGAGAAATATCGTTTGAGCGGAAAAGCGTGCCTGGGTATCCTACGCCGCGCGGAGCGGCGGGGAAAGAAGCTACCGGAGATTCTGGAGCGGGCGCTGATAGCGCAGTCGCGATTCATCTGACGCAAGACCCCATTACGAGCAAAGAAAAGGCAATGTGCATTTCGGCCGGCAGCGGCAGAGGGCAAGCGTCGTGCGGAGTATTTTGCGCAGCCTTCAAGGCCGGGCAGGGCGCAAAGGCAAACGGCATCGGGTATGCCGAGGAATGCGCGCCGACGCTGAGTGCGGCATCCAGCGGGACGAATCAATGCCCGGCGGTCATGGTATTTGACCGCGCGCAGATCACATCGCCGGACAATCGCAGCACCGTCGGCCCCGGCAAACCGTGCCCTGCGCTGCACACTTTCGGCAAGGTTCCGGCAGTCTGTTACCAGATGCAGGGATTCGGCGATTACCGCGAGGGCGATACCGCAAGCAGCTGCAAGCAGCGGGATTATAAGGACAGCACCGACTTAGTAGTCAGCAGCGTCGATTGCCGCAACTTCACCGAGGGCGGCGAGATCAACGGAACATTGCAAGCCAAAGAGAGCGGCGGGCAGAGCTTGAATCTGCAAAATACCGTCCGTACGGGGACGATCGTGCGCCGTCTCACGCCGCTGGAATGCGAGCGGCTGCAAGGCTATCCGGACGGATGGACGGACATCGGCGAGTGGCGCGACAGCAAGGGCAAGCTCCACAAGGACGCGGACAGCCCGCGTTATAAGGCCTGCGGCAATTCGATCGCGCTGCCGTTCTGGTCGTTCCTTGCAAAGCGCATCAGCGCGCAATATTTGCGTCCTGTTACGATGGGCAGCCTGTTTGACGGAATCGGCGGCTTTCCGCTGGTGTTCGAGCGGTGCAACGGCAAGGGTACGGCGCGCTGGGCGAGCGAGATCGAAGAGTTTCCCATCGCCGTGACAAAGCTGAGATTTGGGGAGGAATGAGTGCATGAAACGAAGTATGTTTTTAGACCTGTGCGTGCAGGCGGCGGTGAAAAGGGACAAGCCGAAGGTGCTGTACGCCGGGATCGAATATTACCCCGAGGGCTATGAGCTGCGATTCGACAAGAGCGGCAAGGCGGTACATAGAGCGATCCTGCGGGACGCGAGCAAGCACAACTGCCTGGTCTACTGCCCGCTGGCGAAGGTGGAGGAGGTAGAGGCGTGAGCAAAGCAGTTTTAATCAGCATCCGCCCGAAGTGGTGCGAGAAGATTGCGAGCGGCGATAAGACGATCGAGGTGCGCAAGACGCGCCCGAAAATGGACACGCCGTTTAAGTGCTATATCTACTGCACGCTGCAAGGCTGCAACGAGCTTTTCCGAGTTGGTCTTGGACGCGATGTTGCCAAGTGGAACCGCGGGAAATGGGGAGACCGCAAGGGCAATGTCATCGGCGAGTTCACCTGCGACCGGATCGACTGGATCACGCACGTCGGGTACACGGGCATTCCGAATTTAGTGGAGACTTGCATTTGCGACGCCACCACCATGCGCACTTCGCCCGTCGGCGGGCTGTTCAATGCAGCCTGCTTGACGCCCAAAATGCTGAATGATTACCTCGCGCGGGGCGACGGCTACGGCTGGCACATTACCGATCTGCACATCTACGACACGCCGCGCGACAACCCGCCCACGCCGCTCGAGACCGAGGGTTTCACCCTCGTCGAAACGCGCGAAGTGCGCGATATCATTCATTTATCCTGTAATGAGGATATTCAAGCGCTGTTCCGCATGACGCCTTATTATTATAAGACCGGTGCCAGGGACCAGGCGAAGGCTGCACAGGCGCAGGAGCTGGATGTCAAACTGGCGTTTGGGCTGGCGATTTATCAAAAGGATTGACCATCCCATGAACATGGGATGCGGGATTCCCTGCGCCGCGCAGGGGAACGATTAAGGGGGATATTCTCTTTCCTCGGAAAGAGAATATCCCCCTTTGACCCCCAAGAGAAAGGGATTTCCCATTGCAAGCGAGCAGCTCGAAGAGCTGCAATGCTTGCCGATTGCACTGCCCTGCGCGCGGCGGAGCCGCGTTT